GACAGTGGGTCATGGACTATCATGGCTCGAACCAATAGCTTTGTGAACGATATAGCAGAGCACCTTGAGGAATCAGGATACTTCTACAGTCGGAAAGGGAAGTGGTCGATCTCGGAAAAGAAACTCAACGCCATGTCTGTGTGGAAAGATATCACCACGGGTAAGGGTGTGTATGTCGGACGAGTCAAACAGATGTACGAAGTCGTGCCGAAGACGGGTAAGGGGGCGGTTGTCAAGCGTGGTTCTATGAAACTACTTGAAGCAGCAGGTAGCGAAGAACTACTTACATATGATACACTGGTCAAAGAGTTCGGACTACTGGCCCTTATTACTACGTCCGAGTTGGATATCGTTAAGCTATCTGAGCAGGAAAAGATTTACATTCGCTCCATACAAAGGCGCGGAGAAAGTATTTATCAGCAACCAAGGATCAAACTATCTACGATCCATGCCATGAAAGGAGGAGAAGATACAAACGTAGCGGTGTACTTGGGTTCCACAAGAAACTGTGTGGAGAGCAAACACCCTGAAGACGAACATCGGATATTCTATGTGGCAATAACAAGAGCAAAAGAAAATCTATATCTCATAGAGTCCGACAAATCATACAGGTATGACATATGAAAAGAGATGAATATTTAGATACAGCCAAGAAGCTAATCAATGGTAGCAGAGCCAAGGACTATGGTGATGCGAAAGATAACTTCGATAGGATAGCCACTGGTTGGAATGTGATTGTTCAAGATGCATTGAGCACACACGGAAGAATAACAGCCAAGCATGTTGCGTTGATGATGGACTGGGTAAAGACTTGCCGTCTGTTGGAGACTATCGACCACAAGGATTCGTGGATCGACAAGTGTGGTTACAGCGCATTGGGGGCTGAGTTCGAAGATGAAAAATAAAGGGCTTGATAAAGACAGTGTCATTGCTGCTCAGATGAACCAAGGAAAAGAACTTGCTTGGAACATCCCATCAGAGTTTCCAGACCTGACGGGCTACAAGCAGATCGCCATTGACCTTGAGACATGTGACCCGAACCTGACTACGCTTGGCCCTGGATGGGTGCGTAAGGATGGGTACATCGTAGGCATAGCCGTAGCTGCCGGAGACTGGGAAGGATACTATCCCATCCGTCATGAGAACGGTCACAACATGGATGCGAGGATTGCGCTCAAGTGGCTCAAGAAACAGATGGCAACACCACACATAGACAAGATCATGCACAACGCCACCTATGATCTGGGTTGGCTACGTGCCGAGGGTGTAAAGGTAGAGGGTCGTGTCATCGATACGATGATTACGGGTGCCGTAGTGGACGAGAACCGTTGGTCATACAGCCTAAACAACCTTGGTCGTGATTACCTCGATGAACGCAAGGATGAGAAACTCCTACGTGTAGCCGCAGCGGAGTGGGGCTTTGATCCCAAAGCTGAGATGTACAGGTTGCCTCCTCAGTTTGTCGGACGGTACGCCGAACAGGATGCAGGTATGACCCTGCGTTTGTGGGAGCGACTGAAGATAGAGTTAGAGAAGCAAGACCTGTGGAACATCTGGAACTTGGAGACTAGCTTGATACCTATGATGTGTGACATGCGTCAGCTAGGTGTGCGTGTGGATCTGGACAAGGCGGAGCAAGCCAAGAAGTTTTTTAAAAACAAAAGCCAAGAACTGAAGGACGAGATCTACCGCCAGACTAAGGTTAAAGTTGAACCATGGGCTGCGTCTTCTGTGGCTATGGTGTTTGATGAACTGGGTGTGTCGTATCCTACAAGTGAGGATCAGCAAGAAGATATGTTCCGCAAGAGCGGCGGTGTGCCGTCGTTTACCAAGCAATGGTTGTTGGCACATGACCACCCTGTAGCACAGATGATTGTAAAGCTGCGCGAGTTCGACAAAGCAGACAGTAGCTTTATCGACTCCATCCTAAAGCACGAGCACAATGGTCGGATTCATTGCGAGTTCCATCAGCTACGTTCTGATGACGGAGGCACTGTGACAGGTAGGTTTTCTAGTTCAAACCCAAACCTTCAGCAGATTCCGGCACGAGATCCCGAGATCAAGAAACTGATCCGTGGTTTGTTTATACCAGAGCAAGGGTGCAAGTGGGGGTCGTTTGACTACTCAAGCCAAGAGCCAAGGTTACTGGTGCACTTTGCAGCAAGCTTGAAGGGTGACTACAAGCACCAGATTGTCGATAAGATTGTGGAGGAGTACCACACAGGTGATGTCGATCTACACCAGATGGTGGCTGACCTCGCAGGAATAAGCCGTAAGGAAGCCAAAGTGGTAAACCTGGGCATCATGTACGGAATGGGCAAAGGTAAACTAGCAGCGCAACTGGACATCCCTACGGACGAAGCAGGGGAACTGTTGGAGACACACCGAGAGAAAGTTCCTTTTGTTAAGAACCTTGCAGAACTAGCGTCAATGCAAGCAGAGAAAACAGGGCAGATCAGAACCCTGTTGGGTAGACGGTGTCGCTTCCATTTGTGGGAGCCTCGATCCTTTGGATACAAGAAACCGCTACCGTATGAGGAGGCCATGAAAACATATGGTCAACCTTTAAGAAGAGCCTTTACTTACAAGGCGTTAAACAAATTGATCCAAGGTTCAGCTGCGGATCAAACTAAAAAAGCTATGGCAGATTGCTACAAAGAAGGACTTTTGCCTATGCTAACAGTGCACGATGAGTTATGCTTCTCAGTAGAGGGCGACGACCAAGCGCACAACATCAAGCACATAATGGAAAATGGGTTGTCGGATGTCTTGAGAGTCCCCTCTAAAGTAGACGATGAACTCAAAGATAATTGGGGAGAAATCGAATGAAACCAGAAAAAATGAAAACAGTAGGTCTTGTGGACATGCATCCAATGCAGGTCAAACATCTTATGGAACTTGTGGGCATGACATTGAATCTTGCTGCCAATACAGGTGATGACGAAATCATGGACGATGCCGAGCATCTATGTGACGAGATGGTCAAACTATTTGGCGGTGTCGGTGTAACGATGACTGTTGAAGACGATCCAGATATTACTCACAACAACTCAAAATCCATACATTAGAAAGAAAAAAAAATGCCAGAAATAACTTTTAAAACTGAGTTCCCTTATTGGGGGCAAATCCCTAAACCTGTTCCTGCATCTAAAGCACTCCCTGAGTGGTATAAAAATATAGGACCAAATATAGGACCATCGACTGTTTTAGAAGATAACCTTTACGACAAAGGCGCTACAATAAAAACATGCGTTCCTGTGCGGGATTTGTTAATGTCTGGGTACATTATTCCTCTTTGGGAAGAACTTTTTACGGAACAACACTCTCCTGATTCTGAAAGAGTTTTTGCTTTCGCTACATCATCTGACCAAAAAATGCAGGGTCTTTATGGCAGTCAAGTAAGTCGTCATGGTGCCTCGCAGTTTAAAGGAAGTCCTATGGACAAGGCTGTAAGAGGAACACGCGCTCCTAAAATCTCTTGTCCTTGGAACTTTTACACTCCTTCAGGTTATTCAACCTTGTTTATTGCTCCACAATATAGGGAAAATAAAATAGAAATATTACCCGCTATTGTAGACACTGATGTATGGCATAGTGTTCAGTTTCCTTTTTTATATAAAGGGATTAAGAAAAAAGATATTATAAAGGTGGATACACCTGTGATCCAAGTGATCCCATTTAAAAGAGAAAGTTGGACATCGAATTTAGAACTAGAAACAGAACCTAAAGGTAGGCAACTTTATGGTATTTGGACTAAAATCCAACATGGATACAAGAAAAACTTTTCTAAAAAGAAAAGTTTTCGTTAACCTCTTCGATTTGCAATCTGTGCATTAAGCGCAGCGGTTACCGGGTTATCACCTAACAATGCAGGATCCACTGGCCCAGGTGCACGAGCTTGGGTTGGCATGATCATGGGCTGTTGGAGGCTGCTCTGACTGTCTGGTAAATTCATGAAAGGATTTGGTGCGCTAGGTGTCGGTACGCTAGGAGCATCGGGTAAGTTCATGAAAGGGTTTTCGCCAGAAGGAACCGAGGGTCGAGGAGAAACAGACAAGTCTGTGTCAGGCTTGAGCGACATTCCTTTCATTTCTTGTTGTATCTGACGAATCTCATCACGAGGATATAGTTGGTAGACACCTGCATCCCGCATTTCTTGAATGTTTTTCTTTGAGATTCGGAATGGTTGGAACTCACCACGTACAATGTTCTTGTACCCACCGATGTTATTCTTTTTAAGAACACGCATAATGTCACGGTTAGTCATACCAGTGGTCTTTAAATCTTCTATCATCTGATAGTATTCTCTATCTACACGGAGCTTGGCGTTGTTTGCGCGTTGGAATGCACTTTTCAATGAGCCTGCCGTAGCATTGCCATCATCAGTTACTTGATTAAATATTCGTCTAGCGTTGGTCTGCGCCTGATTCATTCGGTATGCGCCGAACTCAAGACCCCGTGCAGGATCAAACTCTTGCGGAGTGACACCAGTAAAAGCACGGATAGTTTCAGTTACTAAATCACGTTCTCTTAGCAGTTTGTCTTTAGGGTTCACAAGACCAGGAGCTATGTTTCCTACTGTTCCACGGATAAATCTTCCGGGTTCTCCGTTCAAATCTATAGGAGACACACTAGGCACCATGGTGTTCAGAACGTGTGTAATCATCTTCCACCCCTTTAGACCATCGCTGTCTTCTGGGTTAAATATTTCTGCTCCTGTAGAAGTGCGTCCACCTCGAAAGAAAACATCTGTAACAGCTTCCGTCAACATCGCTTCTGATAGAAAAGGCTCAAAGATTTCTCTGACTGCTCCGGCAACTGAGTTAGTAAACGTGCCTCCTGGGCCTTTACCTTCTTTAACTGCATCTTCAAACTCGTTCATTGCACGAACAGCAAAACGATACAGGCCATCATATGGGTTGGAGGTACTGAAGTTCATGTATTGTATCTTGCCGTCTTCTTTGCCTAATGGAATGAGGACAGAACCTTTTTCCCATGGTGCAGAAAATGATCGTTGATATGCTTCCATCTCCTCTTGCGTAACTCCAGAAATTGCGTAGCCCATTTCAAGAGCACCGACAGGAGCAGCAACTGTGGTTCCCAAGAAACCTATCATACGATTACGACCACGAGTCCGAACAGCAGGAATACTTGAAGACATGTCATCTAAGCTCTGCCTTACGATATTAATTCCTGTTCTGTAAATCTCAGCGGGGAAGGTAATAAAATTACCCAAAGGTAAACGGCGACCAAGTCGAACAAGATCCGTAGCACCCTTGTTATAGTTTGGTACAGTATCTCTCACAATTTGTGCGGCACGATGCTTGACCATCTCATCAATGTCAGCCTTTGTAAAAGAACCTTTACTGATAGCAGATCTAGTTTCTTCTGAGATGTCGGTGCCATTCTTTGTAAGATAGGCAATAGCTTCTTCAGCTTGCTGTGGATTACTAA